AGGACTTACCAGTCACGGGGTCATGGTCGAAGCGTGGTTCGTCAGCTACTGCTGTCTTAATCAACCCATCACTGCCCACATACGTCCCACTACTGGCACGACTAAAGGTGATTAGGTTGTTGCCACTTACTCTATCTGTAAGGGATTTACGTTGTGCGAAGTTTAAATCAAGACTAGCAAGTTTAAATAAGTCTACACCTGCTCTAGGAACAAGCAGATTTGACATAACAATCTCGCCACTGCTTACATCTAATAGTAAAGCATCGCTGAGTTTAAATAAAGTAGAACTATTAAGAAATTTACCAGTGGATAGATTGAGATGTAAAGACATTAGATTTTTGTAATTGATACTACATTTAGACTTACGTCATAAACAATTGATAATGTGCAAACAGTGTCACCACTTGCACCGCCAGTTTTAAAGGTATAGACTTGAGGTGTAGTCCCATCAGATGGTGTTGCTGAAGGACTAATACCAACATAATCATGAGGAGGTATAGTTAAACCACCTACATCTTGTACAAGTTGTCCGTATGCCATTGTGTTAAATAAATAGAAGTTTAAATTTTAGAAGCTATATTTAGCACCAAGTTTAGCTGATGCTTGGATGGGCTTACCAATATTAATTTGATCTTGGGTGATGCCACTAACTTCACCATATACATCAAGCTTTTCAGATACGGCAAACACTACACCAGCTTTAGCGGATGCTTCAGTTGTTACAGTACCTCCATCAGGCAGGACCAGTGCTGGACCACCTTGGATATACCATGCAGAATTTTCACCAAGTGTGCCTTCATAACCTACATCGTTACGAATAACAGTACCTTCAGAATTAAGACCATTGAAACCAGTTTCTGATTCAATGTTCACGTAAGGACCAGCAACTGCAGGAGTAGCAAGGATAGCAACAGTAGGGAGGATAGCAAGAAATTTCATTGTAATTTATTTAAAAAAGAATAAGTGTATTGTGTACGATTACCATGAATACCCCAGCCTAACCAGTAGTATGCAGCATTCATATAATAACGTACGGTTTGATGATTAGTTTGAAAAGCATAAAGATCTTTTCTAAACCTCATCTCATAAATCATGTAATCAGTTTGACATTGAAGACCACTAGGATCTTGTTTACGTTTAATACAATGGGTGCCGAGACCAATGTAACGATGTTTAGATGTCCATTGAATTAAACCATACCCACCACGAAGACATCTATCGTAAGGAACGATAGCACCACCTTCGCATACGTTAGATTTAAAATTAGACTCTTGTTGGATGTTACCCAGAATGACTGCTAGTGCTGTACGGTCTGTCACACCAGCAGAAGTCTGTAGTTGTTCTAGAACGTACTGCTGAGGTGCAGTACATTGTGGGCATTCAATCATGATTTTTTAGCAGTTTTAGCAGCTCGTTTAAAGTTGGCAGCAGTAGGAGCACCTTTGCTTCCTTTCTTTTTACCAGCCATTACCAAATACCTGGGATAATTTGACCAGTTAGTGCATACGCTCCAAGCGCAGCCATCACACCTAGCATAGCCAGGCGACCGTTTAGCATTTCAGCTTTTTCGTTATGAGTCACAGTGTAATCTTTGTCAGTGTACATGGTGGGTTCTTTAGCAAATAGGTTTTGTTGTCCGTGATCGTTGGTGGTAACAGTCATTTAGAAATCAATGTCAGAGTTTTGTAGTTTACGGATAACGTCATCCCTGAAAGCAGGATCATTATCATAACGTGGATCACTCATAGCTTGTACAAGTTCTTGTTGACTGCGGAAAGATGCATCTTGTTGTGCAGCAGAACGTTGACCAGTCAATAGTTGTCCATCATTACCAACAGCATCCGTATATTTACTATTCAATGCTTGTACAGCAAAGAAGATAGCATTGGGATCACCTTTACCCATAACAGAATCATACATCTGTACTTCTTCTTTAGTAAAGTTTTGACCTGCCCAATCAATCATTGACTTGTAAGCTTTCTCACCACCAACCATTTCAAATAATTGGTTAGCTTGTGCTTCACTTAGCTGTTCACCAGTATCTTCTTCTTCTGGTGCTTCCTCTTCGTTGGACGGTTGTTCCTCTTGCTCTACTTCTTCACCAGCTTCAGGTTCATCAGTTGGTTGTCCAAGTTTCTTTTGTAGTTCAAGATAAGCCTGTTCTAGTGATGACTGATCTTTAAATTTACCAGCCAACAGCGGTTGCTCTGCACCCTCAAGAGACTCAGCAACCTGCAAAGAGTCTTGCTCATCAGCATTAAATTCTGGCTGATCAGCAGGTGTATCATTCATCGTAAGTGTTTCAGACATATTATTGTGGTGGGTTTGGTTCTGGTGGTTGTTGTTGGATCATTTGCATTGCAGCTTGTTCACGTTTTTGTTCAACAGCAGCCATCTGTGGCGCTTGTTGTTGAGCAGCCATCATCTGTTGTTGTTCCATAGCTTGTTGTTGTTCTTGTTGTAGCTCTTGCATACTCTTAACAAGATTTAATACATCAATACCAGATGCAGCAGCCAAACGTTTGATTACCTCATCAGGATTAATATATTGTTGAATAGCTTCAGGACCCATTGTTTGTGCAATGACTTGTAGGAACTGACCAAGACTTTCACGATCTTGACCACGACCAAGGGCATTGATACCTGCTACAATAGTAGGTTTAACAATACCACCTTTAGGTAAACGTGGAATCTCTCCAGTCTTTTGTGCAACAGAAAGCTTTCGGTTTAAATACGGAACAAGAAACTCAACAGTTAGTAGACTAAATAATCCACCGAGTTGTTGTTCTAATTCCATTTGTGTCATACGTACTTCTTCAGCAGTAGTACGTTCTGATTGTCTTACATTAAGAACAAGGAATGCCTCATTAATGCGTTGACTTAAAGTACCTATCATTTGATAAGCAGTTTGGAAGTCAGCTGTCTTACCAACTTGTACCACACCAATATCATCAGGTCTTCCCTGGATAATAGCACCGTTACCTGCCTTAGCAAGTGTAGCAGGTTTGGTGGTAGAGCTTGGTGAGACAGTAAACACTACCTTAGCAGCTGCTGCGCTCCCCTCAACCATAGCTTGTGACAGAGCTTCAAGTGACTTTAGATCACCAAGGAATTCTTCTACTCTACCACGTCCATAGACCTCTCCGTCTACGTGGTTAAAGCGTAAAACAAGCCAGGGGTTAGCATCTACAGGTGCTTTACCCATAGACTTAGGTAGGATCTGATCGTATATTTCTTGATGCCATACCCAACGATTGTTGTCTAAGGTACAGTGTGTATAAATATCACATTCATCATTTGGTTCTGTTGTATTATCAGATGTCTGATTGGGTTGTTCTTCTTTGTAATTGGGATAAAATTTTTTAAGTAATTTTTTCGAGATTGTTTCTTTTGTTACAATTTCTATAACATTACCGTTACCATCTCTGTCTACTACATATCGGTTTAATGGATAGAGCTTAAGCCCATCTTTACCCATAAAGACAAGAGCATTACCAGCTACAACGAGATGCTTTAATGCTTGATGAACGACAACACGATCACTGGAAGCTGCAATAGATTCCATGATGGTGCGTTCAATCTTAGCAAATGACAAGTCCATTTCTGATCTAATCTCTGGACCTAATTCTTCTGGAAGATTAATATCATTAACCTGTAGCTTAAAGAAGCTGGTTTGTGGAGGTAGTAATGCAAGCATAAGTTTACTTGCAAGAGTCACCACACCTTTAGCTCCTTGTGATTGCCATGGTGTTGTTAGTTTAAGAGAACCTTTAGTAAAGTGCTCATCTTCACGAATAAGATAAGGTAGTGTTAGATCTGCGGCTTGTCTAGCAGTGTTTAGAAACTGTGAACGGTCTGAAGACAATCTATCATAACGTGTCTTTGCAGTCATTAGATGTTTACCATTCCACTAATACCGGACATAAACTGATCTAGTTTACGTTTTTTAAATCTTTGTGTTCCAGCAGTTTTAGGAGTAGATGATGCTGGTTGAATTTGTAAGTTAGCTGTTTGACCTGATCGTGCTTGGTTAGCAGTTTGAATAGCAAAATTTCTTACCCTTGTTTGTTCAGCAATTTCTCTTGCTTTAATAGCAGCAGCTTCACTTTTATTAAAATTAGCTATTTTCTTGTCAATTTTACGTAGCTTTGCATCAGTTTTAGCACGATACTTTTTAGCAGCATCACTAATGGTTGGCATTAAAGGAGCAGGAGCAGCTGCTGGAGCTGCTGGAGCTGCTGGAGCTGGTGCAGGTTCTTGGTAACCACCAATGAAGTCATAAATACGCCGAATTTCATCGGCGTTATTTACTTTTTTAATTCCAACTGCATCACGAGCCCTTCCTAAAAGTCCTATGTTGTATGCATCATAGTTAGTTACTTGATTGTAACCTGTTTGCGTTTTGCCGCCTTTACGCATTTCAATGCGAGGTACACGCTTTTGTACGAACCCGGCATACCTCTGTGTCCTTAGCTGGTTCATTTCCTCCGGTGTAAACTGAGCCATCAGTTCTCCTCCATATAATTAATGACCCACTCAACAACACTGCGTTGACCGGACCTGTACATAATTTTTTCCATTGTATCTTCAGGGTTAGGGTTTGTTGGTGGAAATGATTCTTCTAATGCAGCTATAAGTCCACGGGAATTCATCCCTAAGACTTCAAGCGTATTGGGGGAGATTGACATTACTATGCTCGAAGAAGGCTGGCATTCTAGCTGATTTAGTTGCAGAAAGTTCTGGGGCTTTGCCCTCATACATTAAGCGATCACTAGAATCAAGCCAAAATTTTTTGTCCAAATATTTATCGGTAGTATTACTACCTAGTGGTTGCATCACCCAATTGATAGTTGCCTTGCGGAGTTTATCAAGACTAGGGCTGACAGTAAGCCCCAACTCGCGACAAACAATGCTATTGGCAGCAACGTGAATTTGTTCATCTCTACTTATATCCGCACTAACTGTTCGCATTCCAGCGTCACCATTAAAGCGGAAGAATGGTAAAAGAACGAAGAAAATTGCACGTTCGGCCACCATCGCTTTGAGGATTGTATGATCAGGATGCGTAGTCCAAGCTTCCCTGAGCCGGAGAGCTTCCGATTCAGCTTTTTCGTCAACACCGTAAGCATTGGCAATGTAACCAAGTGCCAGGTCGTGATTTTCCTCGTCGGTGATATTTGATTCCAGTAACTCCCTCGATAGTTTTGGTACGTCGGTAGCCAATCCATCACGAATAAAATCTCCCACAGGTAGTTCCATATGTCTTAAGGCAAGTGCACGGAGTACCGCCTGTTCCGCCCCTGCCTTGCATGATCC